TTTGGGAATCTATGGTGGGGATGATGGTTTGACAGCAGATGTGCCCGCAGAGGTTTACGAGCGAGCAGCTTCATGTATTGGTCAACAGTTAACTGTTGATGTTGTCCACCGCGGCCAATTAGGCATAAAATTTCTGGCACGCGTTTATTCCCCTATGGTATGGGACGGAGAACTCAGCACTTGTGCTGATTTGCCACGAGCCTTACCAAAATTTCATTTGAGCGTTAATCTAGGACGCACTGTTACACATTTAACAAAGTTGTTAGAGAAAGTGCGAGGCTATATTTTAACAGATAAAAATACCCCAATTTTGGGAGAATTTTGTTCCGCTGTGATGATGAATCACAAAGATGAAATAAAAGAAAACGAACAGACTTTTCGTATGCGTGCCTGGTTATCCCATTTTGGCCCCGACGAACAGTATCCTAATGAACCAGGTGACTGGATGCTTGAGTATTTATCTCATGCTATGCCAGCGTTTGATTATAACAAATTTAAGACCTGGCTCAGTCAAGCTAATACCTATGAAAAATTGATGACTCCTCCTTTGTTCCAAGAGCCCCCTTCTGCCAAATCAGACATTCCAGTTATTGTTAATGGAGATTTAGCTCCTTGTGGAATGACATGGTCTGTAGAACAAAGAAGACATCCTGAACCACCTGTGCACTCGAATGTGCCCACGTTAACTCTAGATGAAAAACAAAGAAAGTTTCAAGCTTTTAAAGAAAAGAAACAACGTGAAGGAACATGGGTAGAAAAATCTTGGGACGCCACAAGGGCCGATGCTTTTAAGAGCCCTGAATGGGAAAAGATGAAAACACAAAGTGAAATAAAATACCAACGTTATAAAGATCGTCCTAAGGTCCGCGATGACCGTAAAGTTACTTTTCAAATCCCTGATGAGCGAGAAAAGAAGGGAGAACCATTTGAACATGTAGCCCATCAAGCCATGATACATCATGGTCCAAAAGGTCAACCTTTTGGTTTCAAATTACCAAGCTACGAGCAAGCTGTAGCACTCAGAGACTCAGGTGATGCTCACCCGAAGTCGAATTTTAAACACGCTGTTATTCAAAAGAATAGCGTGGGTAAATCTTTCTCAAAAGACTGGCGACGGAATGGACCAGTTAGAGATGCCCCTTAGTAATTTATCGGGGTAAGTGTGTGCTGGGTAGATTTGGCTGCCCAGTTTTTTCGAGTTTTAATATGTCTCACACACAGTTTTTCAAATATCTAATTTCAAAACCAATTACAAATAATTATATAGAATATAAACCATTTTCAAGTTACACTCTCGTTAATGCCAAAACCTCGCAATCGCAAGAAGTTACCCCCTCGCCCACGTCCTGCAAAACGGAAGCAACCGCGTCAAACCGCCCCCCGAAAGAGCAAGAGCTCTGGGAACAGGGGAGGAGTTGCACAATCTATAGGACAAGCTTTGGGCCAAGGGCTAGGAAACTACGTCATGCCAGGCGTCGGCGGCTCAGTCGGCGGAACTTTAGGTTCCGGACTCGGTTGGGCTTTTAAGAAAGTCACCGGATATGGTGACTATAAAATTATGGCCAATACTTTAACTATGTCTGGCTCTCCAGTACCTGCGTTTGGTGAAAACTGTATACGTATTCGACACAAGGAATATCTTGGTGACGTCTTGAGTACTACAGCTTTCACGTTAACATCAATTGCGCTAAATCCTGGTCTTTCACTTAGTTTTCCCTGGTTGTGTACTGTTGCATCAAATTACCAGGAGTATTATTTTGCTGGTCTACTTTTTAGTTTTGTGTCCACTAGTGCTGATGCGTTAAATAGCACAAACACAGCTTTAGGTAAGATCATCATGGCTACAGATTATAATGCTTCGGATACTGTATTTATTAACCCACAACAAATGTTAGCGACGGAGTTTTCCAATTATGGCAAACCTGCAGATAATTTACTTCATGCGGTAGAGTGTCATCCTGGAACACGTCCAACAAAATGGCAGTATGTGCGAACAGCAGCTGTAGGCACAGGTCGTGACCCTAGATTGTATGATTTAGGTGTTTTTCAAATAGCTTCGCAAGGAATGCAAGCAGCGGCCAATATCGGTGGCCTTTGGGTGAGTTATGATATAATTTTGTGTAAACCAGTCATTGCAGCCTCTGGCTCTGTCATGGATTATTGGTATTCATCAACTTGCTCAACAAATTCTTCAATTGCCCCAGCTAGTGTAAGTGGGGCAGTTCGTTCAATTGGTTGTACTATTACGGGCACCACAGTTGCTCCCCAATTGAATTTTCCTTTTGGTACAATCTCAGGTACATATCGTGTTACTACTTGGACCGATGGTCTCAATCATGCTTCTACTTTTCAAACCACGTTTGCAGGTTTGTTTAACAATCAGATAAACACAGCATATGATCCATTACTGTCAGGAACATATACTTCAAATGCTGCGTCTGGTCAGGTAACATTCATGTGTTCCGGAGATTACCAAATTTATGGTACAGGTTCTTATATAACATTACAAACACCGCTAGTGACAGCTGCAACCACGGCATCAATAGCGCTTGAAGTAGTATATTTAGGCCCATAACCCGTGAATACTCGAATTCACGCGTTGTCACAAAATAAAATGAGTTGCCAACGAGATAATTAATAATTAGATTCTCGTGCAAACATACATTTATACCCCAGACTTTGACTTCACTCTTTAGTGATACGTTGGTCTGAGAATCTGGTTCGTGCCATTCGTTGCGGTATCTGCACACCCCCTTTTCTTAAGGACTTGTGTGCCCCGCAAATCCAGCAGGACCACTAATTTAAACAAAACAATTTTCCGACTTTTCTGAAATGTCATTGGTAAGCATCTAAGAAATTTTATGAACGATCCATCTGCCTTGTGTGTAGGTGGCCTAGTTACCAACATCGGCGATGCTCTGGACTAATTCTCCAGCAAATCAACCTAGGCATTTTTCGAGTTTTA